TTCAGCAAACGGAAGAAAATCATTATTTAATAAAAAGTAAAAAATTTGAAAATAAATTTTTTTATGTTAATCTATTAATTAATAGTATGTGGAGGAAATTTATGGAAGAAGAAATTAGTAAAAAAGTACCAAAACCAAAAAAAGGTGAAACAAAAGATAAATTTATTTCTAGAACTATTGAGTTTCTTGTTGGGGAAGGAATGGAACAAGAGCAAGCATCAGGCATTGCTTATTCCCAATGGGGTAAAAAAGGAAAAGTTAAAAAAACTCAATATGATTTTATTAAAAGTATTCCAATGGATATGTCTTTAAATGAAATTAGGGATGCCCTTTATGATGCAGTTAGGATTTTTCGTAATGAAAATAAAAATATTGAGTGGAATGATATATACGATATTTATTTAGATGGTTCTTGTATTGTTCATTTTTCTTATAAAGATGACACTCCAGGAAAATATTTTAGTTATGATTATTCATTTAATGAAAAAGATGAAGCTATTTTAACTAATCCTGTGGAAGTAAAACTTGAACAGAGTTGGGAAGAAGTTGATAAAAAAGAATTTGGAAAAGAAAAAACTATTTTTAAAGTAGATAAAGCAAAACATTTAGTTTATGGTGTAGTGCTTGCTCCTAATGAGGAAGATGCTCAAGGGGATATAATTAATGAAGATGAGATTGAAAAAACTGCACATAAGTTTATGGAAGATTATAGAGATCAAGTTTCTGAAATGGGAATCATGCACAAGAAAACAACCCCTCATGTAGTAATGGTTGAAAATTATGTGGCTCCTTCTGATTTTGAATTAAATGGAGAAACAGTTACAAAAGGTTCTTGGGTTATGGTTTCTAAAGTAAAAAATAAAGATATTTGGAAGAAAGTCGAAGATGGTGAATTTACTGGATATAGTATTGGTGGTAAAGGAAAGCGGGTTCCAGTTAAACAGGAGGAATAAAGGATGGGAAAATTAAACCGGAGGGTTAAAACCAATAAATTATTTGATGTGGAGGTAAACGAAGTATCATTGGTTGATAAACCCGCTAACTTGAAACCTTTTTTACTTTATAAAAGGGATGGGGGTTTAGATATGAAGATAGATGAAAAAGAAGAAGATAAGAAAACTGAACTTGAAAAAAAAGAGGACGTAAAAGCAGAAGTTAATGTTATTGAAAAGAAAGATATGGATGAGGATGCTTTGGTAAAAGAATTTTCAGAAACTATGGAAGTTATTAAGACCGGGAAAAAGATTTCTAAAAAGAATGTTGATTTGATTAAAAATGCCATCTCTACTTTGCAAGCTATTTTAATGGAATTGGAAGATGCAAAGATAGAAGATACAAAAAAAGTAGAAGAGAAAAAAGAAATAGAAAAGAAGGAAGAAAAAGAAGAAGATAAAAAAGAGGAAAAAGTTGAAGATTCTTTACTTAAAGAATATAATGAAATGACAGAGGAAAAACAAAAGGAAGTAGATAACTTAATAATTTCCCTTAGTGCTAAAATTGATACCTTGACTGCTAGTAAATAATGCAAGGATATATAGGAGGAGTTAAAATGTCTGATCTTTTAAAATTAATTCACGATTTATCTGAAAAAGTTGATAAGGTACAGAAAGACGTTATTGAAAAAGCTAACGTTGAGCTTATGGTTAAGGATATTATGGACAAACAGAAGAAAATACCTGTTCGTAAATCCTTATTTGAAATTCCTATTATCAATGAAGGTCGTGCGGTAACTGTGCAGAAAAGAATTACTTTACCTGCTAAAACTGATTTTGACCGTGAGCTACAGGAATTGAATGATAACATCTATATTACCAGCAATATTCTTAAAGTGCATCCTACACAGCTTGCTATGTGGCAGGAATTTCAGGCTGGTGATAGTGAACTTAAAAAAGCTCTTGATACAGCTACTTCAGGGGAAGGTTCTGATTGGATTCCAACAGGATTCTCCGCAAGTTTGATTGATTTGGTTCGGGTACAGTTAAAAGTGGCTAATTTATTTAGACGAATTACCATGCCAACCAATCCATTTAAATTTCCTGTTGTGTCTGCTGATGCTACTGGGTATTTACAGTCTGAATCTATTGCAGATGAAGCTGCAAAACTTCGGGCATCTACCCCAACAACTACTAACCTAGAGCTTTCTGCTGTTAAGTTGGCTGCTAGAACATTATTCTCTGAAGAAATTAGTGAAGATAGTATTGTTCCTATTCTTCCTTGGCTTCGTGAACAGATTGTTTTGGCTTTGGCTACTGCTGAAGAAAAAGCAGTTATTAATGGTGATACTTCTACTACTCACCAGGATTCCAATGTTACAGCTGCTTATGATGCACAAAAAGCATGGACTGGCCTTCGTAAATTGGTTGTGAGTGGAGCTAAAGTGGATTGTGGCACCTTTAACCTTGATAATCTTCGTAGTGTTCGTAAAGAATTGGGAAAATACGGAGTTGATCCTTCCAAACTTGCTTATATTGTTGGTCTTAGTGGGTATATTCAGCTTTTGGGAATTAAAGATAGTTCCAGTAATCAGGTGGTTACTACTGTTGATAAGTACGGCCCAAATGCTACTATCCTCACTGGTGAACTTGGCAAGATTGATGGTTCCCCAATTATTGTTAGTGAGAATGTATATGAAAATTTAAATGCGTCTGGCGTCTATGATGGTACTACTACTACAAAAACTATTATGCTTTTGGCATACACACCTGCTTTTATTATTGGTGATCGTAGGAGAGTAACTGTTAAAACTGCCGCCGATATTGAAACCGATCAGCAGATTCTTGTGGCTACACAGAGATTGGATTTCCATCCTTTCTATGCTACAACTGAAACTATGGTTGGTCTTGCTTATAATATTACTGCATAAGCAGTTTTGATTTAGGGAGAGGATATATTTTAGAGTCCTCTCCCTTGTGTAATGGAGGATAGAATGACTCTTGAGGCTTTGACTGATCTTGATGTTGCTTTTGGGTGGGATACCACACAATCTGGTGTAGCAGATTTAAAATCTGTTGTTATGGAAGCTCGTGGATTGCAGTTGACCGTAGCAAGTGGTCAGTGTAATGGTGGAGTGGCTATGACTGTATCTGGTATTACCACTTCTGATACAATTATTGCTGCTTGGGAACTTCCTACTGGTTCTCCTACTGGTTCTACCATTGTTAATAGAACTGCTAGTACACAGGTAACAGCAGCTAGCACCGTTACTTGTAATGAAGGACTTAGTTCAACTTCATTATTTTTTGTTCTTTGGTTTGATAAAACTGGCCGGTAAGTAGTTGTTTTTATTAGATAATATGGGGGAAATCCCCCATATTATCTACAATAAAATATAAAGAAAGGATTTTCCTGCCTTAATTTTTTAATAAAAAATAAATTAATTAATTATAATAATTTTTTATTACAAGGCAGAAATTTGTGCTTATGCCAAAAGGTGTTTATGTTAGGACAGATTCTCATAGACAAAGTATCTCTAAAGGAAGATTAAAATGGGCAAAAGAAAATCCAGAAATTTCTCATAAAATTTGTTCTATTGCTGGAAAAAATAGCGCAAGAAAAAATAATACACTTAAAGATTTGTGGAAAAATAATAGAAATAGGATGATGGAAAGTGTAGATAAAAATCATTACATTTCGGGAATAAAAAGCAATTCTTTAAAAAATTTATGGAAAAATGATCGAGAAAAAATGTTAAAAGTTGCTTCAGAAGCAGGAAAAATTGGAGGTAAAAATAATTGGGGGAACAATCGTGAAAAAATGTTAAAAGTAGTTGTAAAAGCAGGAAAAATAGGTGGTCCTATATCAATTAAAAAACAACAAAAACTTAATCCAAGTCCTATTGAGCTGATTGTTAGAAATTATTTAGATAAACATAAAATTAAACATAGAGATAATGTATGGTTTCCGTATAAGGGAACAAAAAGAGAAGCTGATATTATTATTTTAAAGTATAATCTTATTGTTGAGTGTGATGGGTTTAGACATATTAATCCAAAAGAAAAAGAAAATGATAAAATTAAAAATAAACTTTTTAATAAATTAGGATATAATGTTTTAAGATTAACCGGGTCAGAAATAAGAGACAATTCCTTTATTGATAAATTATTAAATAAAATAAATCAAATACAAACAAAAAGCAAAAAAGGAGGAGCTGATGGCGCTTAATCGTAGAGAAGTATCTGAAAAAGAAAATAAAGAAAAAGTAGAAAATGTAATTACAGAATTTGTTAAAGACAATAAAACAAAAAAATTGGATATATATGAGTTGCGGGATTTCTTAGCACGAATCGGAGAAAGTGGTTTGGTGTATGAAATAAATAAATGCTTGACTTTTTATGAAAAAGTAAAAGGGGATGAAAAATGGAAAACATCAAAATTAGTTAAATTAAAAGCTAATACTTATCATAATGCAGGAAAATGGAAAGTTGCTAAAGGTGATACTGTGGAACTTCCTGACTTTGAAGCAAATAGAATGATAAAAGAATTTTCTGAAAAGTTTACTTTTGTGGAAGAATAAATATTAATACTTTACTTTAAGAAAGGTACTGTAAGTTATGAAAAAGAAACTACTTTATTGTGGAGATACTCCGAGTGTAACAACTGGGTTCGGTAATGTTGCACGTCATGTTTTAAGTAGAGTTGTTGATAAATACGATATTACTGTTTTTGGTGTAAATGAATATTATGTTAATCCAAAACCTCTTCCTGTAAGAATAATTTCAGCCTTGCCTAATGGTCAGAATGATCCTTATGGAAAACAAAAATTTATTGAATTTGTAACAGATGAAAATAATAAATTTGATATTTGGTTTCTTCAAAATGATATTCATTCATGGGGATGGCTTCCTGAATTATTGGCGATTCTTCGGGCAAAAGGAAATGACCCTCATATTTTTACTTATACTGTTGTTGATTCTCCTGTTCGTAGAGAAGATACTTGGTTTTTTAGTTGTGTGGATGTTGCTGGTATTCCAAGTCAACATGGAATTAATGAAATTTTAAAAGTTAATCCAGATGTTAAGTATAAACTTAGATATATTCCTCATGGCATAGATTCAACTGAATTTTTTCCCCTTTCTTCAAATATTGTAAATAAATTTCGGGAAACTACAATGGGATGTTCCCCTGATACTTTTCTTATTTCTAATGTTAATCGAAATTCAGCACGAAAAGATATTGCTCGAACACTTTTGTATTTTAGTGCTTTACGAGAAAAGCATGAAAATATAAAACTTTATTTACACATGCAAAGAGATGAAGAAGGGTATCGTGGTTGGGATTTGAATAGAGTTATTGATACAAATAAAGTTAAATTTAAAGATATAGCCTTTCCAGAAAAGTTTTCAACAAATCAAGGTGTTGACACTTCTATTTTAAATTTAATTTATAATTCTTCCGATATGGTTATTTCAACTACTGTTGGGGAAGGTTTTGGTTTATCGTGTGTTGAAGCTATGGCTGCAAAAACTTTGGTGATGATGCCCGATCATTCCTCTTTATCTGAATTAATGGCTAATGGTAGAGGGCTTCCTATTAAGTGTGGTTCAACTTTAAGTGAATGGACAATCCTTTCACATGATCCAGGGCACCCTAGACCATTATGTAATATTGAAGATATGGTTAATAAAACAGAACAAACTATGATAAAACGTCCTCAAGAAATTATTGATAATGGGTATAATTGGGTAACGACAATATTACCGTGGGATAAAGTAATTAATTTATTTATAGATGGTTTTGAAAATAGTTGTTCTATTGAATCTGT